ACTGAGAAAAATCTAATCGATGAAAAAATTCAAAGAGTTTTCAGAACAAATTGCGATGAGTGTCGGTAGTGGCGCAGTAGCAGGAATGCCAACCGCCAGCCCACCAGAGCAAACACCTGTCGGTAAAGGTGTAACTACAAAAAAGAAAATGCTTCGTCGAATTGCACCGCATGATATGTTCGGTGGCATTCCAGTTTTCAAAGTTCGTTCTGAAGACTATCATAAAGCAGTTCACGGAAAGAAAAAGTTCAAACACTATACGTCTTACGTCTCTGGTTCTCTTGGCGAAGATGTTCGTGATTTCGCAGTGCAAAATCCAAATTCTGGAATTATTGTACAGGATGAGGTTACAGGCGCGATGTTTTACCTAAAGCACGGGAAAAAATGAAATGAAGAAAATAATTTTCTTGCTTGCTTTGTCATGCACACTTATTGGATGCTCGGACACATATAGATATCCTTGTCAGGATCCAGCAAATGCTAAGAATCCTGAATGTAATCGCCCATTATGTGAAGTCGATAAATTTTGTTTCGATACACTAAATGGTCTACCGCCAAAGGAAGCAGCAGAGATTGAGGCTGAAGTGACACCAACTGTAGATGAAGTGTCAGTTGATGAAGTTAGTAAAGATGAACCAACAGGAGAATGATTATGTTTAAAGGTCCACGTTATACAGAAAGCGAATTGATGGCTCGATTGAAATTTACAGTCGGTCTTTCTCTTGCATTTACTCTCACAGGAATCGTATTTGTAGTTCTCTACTCATTGATTTTTGTGACGCAACCAATGACTCAATCGCCAAACGATGCGAAGTTCTTTGAGTTGATCACTCCAATCGCAACATTCTTGACTGGTATTCTTTCAGGTATTATGTTGGGTAAGAATGACGATAAGAAAGCACCAGAGGCACCACGACCACCAGAACCAGCACTTGGTGATCCAACACCAGATGATTTGGTTCCAGAACCAGTCGCAGAAGTTGCTCCACTAGTTGTTGCTGGTGCAGTAGGCGCAGTGGCTGTTGCTGCTACTAACGATGACGACGAAGATCATATTGCCTGAGGTGATTTATGAGTTTAGCGGCTTTACAAAAGAAGATTGGCGTTACAGCAGACGGTGCATGGGGTCCAGGTACTCTACGCGCTGCTGCTGCATTCTATAAACTTTCTCCTGCACGTGCTGCTCACTTCTTTGGTCAGACAGCGCATGAGACAGGTGGATTCAAAGCGTTTTCAGAAAATCTAAACTACGGAGCCAAAGGCTTGCGTGGAATTTTCGGAAAGTATTTCTCATCAGATGCTCTTGCTCTCCAATATGAAAGAAAACCAGAAAAAATCGCCAATCGCGTTTATGCAAATCGTATGGGCAATGGTCCTGAAGCGTCTGGAGATGGTTGGAAATATCGTGGGCGTGGTGCGCTTCAACTAACTGGAAAAGATAATTACCTCGCATTTTCGAAGTATTGCAATCGTCCAGATGTAATGACGAATCCAGATCTCGTTGCTACTGAACTAGCATTTGAATCTGCAATGTTCTTCTTCGAAAGAAATAAACTTTGGGCAATCTGTGATCAAGGAGTGACTGATGCTGCGATATTATCCATTAGTAAGAAAGTTAATGGTGGTACACACGGCTTGGAAGATCGCAAGGCTAAGACGAAAACGTACTTTAGCCAATTGAGCGCACCTGCTGGAGCAGCACCTAAAGTTGTAACACCAGCAGCGGCTCCTGCAGCAGCGGCTGGTAAAGTCAGCCCAGAAATGCAGTTGTCTGAACATTTCAATCTGAAAGAGTTTACGAAATCAGAAACAGCAATTCGTAAGAGAATTGATAATACACCTGGTCCAGCACATGCTTCAAATCTACAAAAAGTTTGCGAAAAAATTCTTGAACCAGTTAGGAGACATTACGGTAAACCAGTTCGTATTAATAGTGGCTACCGTGGTCCTGCTCTTAATGCTGCTGTTGGCGGATCCTCCAAATCACAGCACTGCAATGGAGAGGCAGTCGACTTTGAAATTGACGGACTTGCCAATCCTGAACTAGCCAAGTGGGTGTCAGAAAACTGTGACTTTGATCAGATTATTCTAGAATTCTATGATCCAAAAGAAGGTCCAAATTCTGGTTGGGTTCATGCTTCATATACAAGCAAAGGATCAAATCGTAAACAAATTCTAACTGCAGTAAGTGTAAACGGTAAAACTGTTTACAAACCAGGGTTCGTGGTGTAAAAATAAATACCAAAAATAATAGTAGTATTCAATGACGACAACATCACTCTCAGACATCCTTGGTAGCGATAACCCTCCTGGTCCACAAGGACCCCAGGGACCGCAAGGTGTTATAGGTCCGCAGGGTCCGTCTGGTCCGCAAGGTCCATCTGGTCCCATATTCACACTGACTGTTCAAGAAGTTTATGCTTCTAACAATCAGGTCGCGAATACAGTTACCAATGTCAATAAGATTCAATTTGACTTAGAATCTGCATTCAATACTGTCGATCAAACAAGTGGAACAGTTCGTATTGTAACCAGTTCTACATTCAAATACTGGGAAGTTGATGATGTTCTAAAACTTACGGCAATTGGTCTTGATACGATCAATTTCCTCTCTGGAAATAACGTCGTAATTGAAGCCAATGCAGCATCTACTCCACAAAGTATTCGTTTCAGTGTACCGAATGTTGATCTGAAGGTTGCAAAGGCTGGTGACACTCTCACTGGTACACTGAATACTCGTAGTCTTATCCCTACATCGGATAATGTCTATACTCTTGGTAATTCTACAACTCGTTATAAGAAACTCTCTGTTGGATCTGATGGATTGCAGATCGGCGCTGCGAATATTTCTTATAGCGATGGGCAACTGGTTTCGACAGTTCCATTTGCATCAGACGTTTCTGTTATCGGTCCATCCGTAACTGTTTCAAATACTGTTTCCACAACCTCAGATTCTGAAGTTGTTATCGATTCATTTCCTGCCTCTGACTTTATTACAGTGAAATATGTTATTCAGGCTAAGAGCGTTGAAGGCATCCATTCTACAGAGTTGTTCTGTATGCATGATGGTATGACCGTCTATACGACTGAATACGCCATTTTGATCACAAATTATACCCTTGGAGTGTTTTCTCTCGTTATTGAAAGCGGAATGTGTAAACTAAAGTTCTTCCCAGACAACGATGATAATAATTTGATTACAATTCGTTTCTTACGACAAGCACTAGAGAGCTGAAAGGGCAAATTTTACTAAATATAAAAGCCGATTAGTTCAAGAATCGGCTCCAGGAGATTCTAAATGGCGACAATAAATAAAACATTTAGTGTTAAGACAGGTCTCGACCTTGCTAACACAATAATCCTCGATTCGAATCGTAACATTAGTAACGTCAACGTTGCTAATGTGCATACAGTAAATGCGAATTCGATCGTTACAGTCGGTGGGTTGAACGTTGTCGACCAAGCCAATACCGCTCGAACCACTGCGAACGATGCTTATGCCCAAGCAAATACCGCTCGCGATACCGCTAATGACGCATATGGTCAGGCTAATACCGCTAGAGCAACTGCAAACGATGCATATGGACAGGCGAATGCCGCATATGGTCAAGCAAACTCTGCTCGCGATCAAGCCAATACAGGATATGGTCAAGCCAACGCCGCTTACGGTCAGGCAAACGCAGCCTACGGTCAAGCCAATGCAGCCTACGCTGAAGCCAATATTTCTGCCAATACTGTTTCTGTTACAGTTGGCGGTCTAACGCTCAATAATAAGAAACTAATCCTACAAAATACCAACTCGATGACAATCGAGTTGCTCGACGATGGTGTGAATGCTAATCTCGTTCTAAAGAGCAGCGGTGGTATTGCTTATGATCAAGCGAATGCCGCCTATGGTCAAGCCAATGCTGCAAGAGATCAGGCTAACACCGCTCGTGCTACTGGCAATGATGCATACGCTCAGGCTAACACAGCACGTGATACCGCCAACGACGCATACGGTCAAGCCAATACTGCTCGTACAGTTGCTAACAATGCATATGGTCAAGCAAATCTAGCCTACACTCAAGCCAATACCGCTCGCGATACAGCTAATGATGCCTACGGTCAGGCAAATACTGCTCGCACTACCGCAAACGATGCATATGCCCAAGCAAATGCTGGTTATGCTCAGGCGAATGCAGCATATGGACAAGCCAATGCCGCTTACGGTGAAGCAAACCTCAAGTTGAATCTAACTGGTGGTACGGTTTCTGGAGACCTTACTGTTCAGGGTAACTTGTACCTAACAGGTAATGCGACGTATATCAACGTTGCAACCTTGAAGGTCAACGACTCGATTATTCAGTTGTCAACAAATTCAACTTCTGACGCAGTTGATATCGGTTTTGTTGGACACTACAGCGAAGATGGCGGTACGACGAATCTTCATGCTGGCTTTATTCGTCACGCATCAGATAATGTATTCTATGTCTTTGACGGATATGGACCTGAACCAAGTAACAACGTAATCGATATTGCTTCTGCAAATCTTGCAACAATACGAGCACACGTTAATGCTGCATCGTTGTTGATTAACGGTAATGCTGCTGCAACGCAAGCAAATCTAACGATTGCTAATGATCA